AGAACCAGGAAGAAATGTTGTACCGCTTGGTGATTGAAATAAATATAACCCTGTATTTGTTCCATCTGTGACACTATCAGAATATATTTGTACAAAAGGAACTCTTTCTCCTCTTTGATTTGCAGAATTATCAGCATCAGATATATATCCATAATATTGATATTTTGCTTTACAATAAAAAGATAAATTATAAGTAATTCCTGATTTTAATGTATTATTTCCTAATGTTGTATTGTCTGTTCCTAATGCATCTCCTGCTGCCCAAGAAACAGATGATTTTGGATTATAAGTTACAAAACCTAAATCTAATGAAGCTCCATCTGATATAGTTCCTGATTTACTTCTTAAAAAATAAGAATTATCATAATCTGTATCATGTGAATTAATGTCATCATATGGAAAATCTGCTCCTCCTTTATCAATATAATCAAGTTCATCTGCATCACCAAACTTTGTATTATCCCCAGCAACTTTAAAAATTTTATATTTTGAAGAACTATTTACAGAACCACTAAAAGCATCAGTAATAGTTGCTTGTTTACTACTTCCAACATAATCAGTAATTCTTCTAGATTCACCTATACCATTACCTTCAACAATAACAACAGTCATATTATTATAAAAATCATTAGTTTCGTGATTTGTTACTGATTGAAATGATGGAGTTGCAGCTAAAGTTAAAGTAGTACTTGAATATGCTTGAACAGTTCCTTCTTCAAAACCACTTTCAAATTCAGCATCTAAAATAGAAGGTGTTGCATCAACAGATGTTGCAAATAAACCATAACCAACTTGAAAGTTAGTATTGGAGTGAGGCAAGTTATATAGATATAATCCTAACTCACCTCCAACACCAACAGTATTATTTTCATTTACTCTAGCATTAAGAGCAAGTGAAAGTTCATTATCTTGAATTTTTCTTTTATCTGTAGTTTGATTCAGACCTCCAGAAAAATTATTAATAAGGAAAGTTTTTTTAGACACTACTTGCCTTTTATTTTGTCAACGATAGGTTTTAACACCATATCCCAAACTAAATCATCTTTTTTAGACGGACTTAATTTGATTACTTTTTCTACTACATATAGGGCTAATAAAAAATATTCCCAATTTGCTGTAATAAGTGACATCATTATTTATCTCCTTTTTTTATTTTTCTTTTAGCTTGACAACCACATTCAACACAAACAAAATCAGCTTGTGGATGTGCAAGTTTTTCTAACTTACTAATTCTTTTGTCATGGTCACTAGCAATTCTTTTATCTGAAGCTTTTTCTATAGCTTTCATAACCTGACCAACAACCAACTTTATTAATAATTTTTGTCCTATCATTTAAAAATCCCAATCTCCATCATCATCATCTAAATAAAAATTAAATAAATCCCATTTTCCTAACCACCATAAACCTCCAAAAAAGACTATCACAAAACCTAATATGAAATAGCCTAACCCAATCATTTCTAGCCTTTAATCTTAGCATAAAAAGTCATTAAAGCTAATATTATAGCAAAACTTAATGATATAAATGTTAATATAGGGTTTAAAACGTCTAGGATGCCTATTACTGTTGATAAAAAGCTTGTGCTTATACCTATCTCAGGGTAAGTACTTAAAACCCTTAATGTGTCCTTCATTCATTCTCCTTACAATCATCCCATTTTTTTAAGTCAAGCATTGGCAATGGCTTTTCTATCATATGGTCTTTTAGTTTATCATTTTGTATTGCAACTTTATTTCCACCTTTTATATAAGGCTTGCCATCTGTGCATCCTACTTCATATACAAAAAGAATTGTTTTCCAAAATCCTACTCTTACTACTCTTGCTGGTCTATCATCAAAAATTATAACATCATCAGTATTTAAATCATCACCTGCAAAAACTTTAATAGCCTCTATAAGAGACTCAATGGTATTACGTCCTATTAAAAATACAAAAGCTATAGCCGCCATCCAGCCATACTCGCCAATCAAATTCTCTATAGCTTGTTGTTCCATAAATCTCCATATATTAGCCCTTTATGAGTTCTCCCCATAAAGTTGTTTTTCCTTTTATAATTTCCACAACTTGTACATTAAAATTACCATTCTTAAAAAAATCTACTATAGCAAATGCGTGATTCCAATTTGTTAATCTACCACCAAGCCAATCTTCATCAGCTTCTATGTCTTTTAAACATCCCAAACTCCAGGCACTTATAGTTCCACCTCTATTTGTTTTAGTGTGTCTTTGCAAATCATGAGTATGTCCATACATAATGCTTTCACCATACACATCTAAATGCTTGAATGAATGATACTTAGATGTAAATTTGCCATGTGTAAAATTAAGTTTTCCTATTTTTAAATTATCTTTTTTATTATAAGGATGGAATTTGTAACCTCTTTCTTTAAGTTTTAATGCTTGTTCTGTTTTGTAGTGTTCTAAGTAAGGATACCTAACTACAAATTTATCAAGCCAAACTTCGTGATTACCTTGAACAAAATGTCTTTTTTTGCATTCAACCTTATCTAAGGATTTGTCAATTATATCCATTCCTTTATTGACCGCTTTAACATCTTTATTTAATAATGGAATTAAATCCTCCATTGGTTTAGCATTTCTACCTTTCCAATAATGAGTACTAAAATATTCCCATTCACCTGTATCTCCTAAATCAATATACATTGTAGGTTTTACAATTTCAATAGCTTTACATACTACATTAATTGCTTTTTTATCATGTATAGGAAAATGTTTATCAGGAGTTACTATTGCTCTATCAACAATGTTGTTTTGCAATTTCGCCATAATTACCTCAGTTTATTTCAAAAAACTATTTTTTCTTAGCTATCTTTTCATCAATTTGCTCTTCGCTAAGTCCATCATATATCATATTAAGAGCTTCTTCAAATGCTTGCAGCTTACCTAATGTAGTAAAATATATTTGATAAGCTTGTCTTTCTTGTTGCTTAAGTTCTTCAATCTTTTCTTTCAAAGATTTAACACTATCGCTCATATTATCCCCTTTTTGATTATAGTCTAGGTACAGACAGCACTCTTACTGCTGACCTTCTACTTCTAAATTTTTTAATTTTTGCTTCATACATTTTTCTAAAGTAATCTGCAAATTGAAAATCTTCATCATTTTCATATAACCTAGCTTTAACATAACAAACAACAGCATTATGTAATGCGCTATCTAATCCTAAATCACTTTGTAAATTATTACCTGTTGCTGTAGCTTCTTCGTATTTAGAGTGATATGTAATCCTTATTCCATTATCAACAAACAATGATGAAAAAGTTCCTGTTTCATTTGTAGCTGAACTACTAGATGAACGTGTCATTGTAAAAGTATTTACATTTGTTACAGTAACAGATTGATTAGCTAAATTATCATCATTAAAATTTGTTGTACCAGATATACTTACTCTATCTCCTGTAGCAAGACCGTGGTCTGCGCTGCATGTAAATGTTATTGTAGTACCTGAGCAGTCTGCGTCACTTATTGTACCACTTAAATTACCAGCTCCTTGAAATGTATCGTATTTATCAGATGTGCTATTATCTGTTGACGTAGTATCTTGACATAATATTGCAAGTCTATTATCATCATTATAGTAAACAAAGTAGTCATTAGGGTATGTTCTTTTATTTGTTGCCATAATACATCCTTATGTTAATGAATCATCTGCGCCACTAGAATCTGTAAATGTTTCAGCAGCTGAATTAGAATCTGTATCAGCTTTTAATATTTTATGTGGGTCAGCTAATTTAGGTATCATTACATATCTACCATTTGAATCTAATACTTCAACTCTAAGTATATCAATCATATCATCAGACAATGTGTACCATCTTTGTTTTGTTTTTAAATCAGTTGTTACTTCTTTTGTATAATGTTGTTTTTTTTCTGATATATCAAGCAATGCATCATTAATTAATCTTAACATATAAGTATCAGAGGCTGCTCCTACAGATTCATTTACATCGTCAATAATATTTTGGACTGTTAAACTTTTTGCCATAATTATTTATTCCTATCTGCAATATCTTGCTCTATTGTTGTTTGATTAAACTCTACTTTTGTTTGACCGCTCCAAGTATTTCTCATATTAATATAATCTGATATATTTCCAGATGTACCAAATACATTGCCGCATACACATTCTTTTATAGTATCTTTAGGTACTTCAGTTCTTCTTGAGCATTTATGACAGTAGTATATTCTCATTTTTTATTTTTACTATGTGTAAATCCTTTTTTCTTTAATTCTAAATGTTTAGCATACGTATTAGCTTTTACAGCTTTTCCATCTTTATACATAGAGTGAGGTTTAAATGTTTTGCCACCTTCTTTCATATATCCCATTTTATTTCTAACATCTTGAGGTAGTTTAGATAATCCAGGATTTTTATTTGAATCTACAGCTTTCAATGCTTTGCCACCATCTTCATATTTTTTCATTTTACCACCATACATCATCATAGGTCTTCCCATTTCCATCACAGGTCTTTCCATTCCTATCATACTGTATCCAGTTTTACCACCACCTGCATATTCTTTAACGCTTCTCTTTGAACCGTCTTTTTCAGGTAGATTATTTTTTTTTGATTTTAACATTATTTTTTGCTCCTATTTCTTGCATCAGTTGTTGGATAATTGTAATTATTTTCATTCGGTAATTTACCATTTTCATTTATATATTCCAAAACTGGTTCTGTTTTTTTGTTTACTGATTTCTTTTTTATTATATATTCGCCACCTTCGACTTCAATCGGTATTCCACCTTTTTCATGTGATGGCCCTTTTAACTTGCCACCTATTTCATAAACACCTTTGCTTCTCATTGATTTTTTTAAAGAATCAGAATATTTTGCTTTTACATTTCCTGATTTAGTGGCTTGTCTTTTCTTTTTATTTTCAGCAGCTTTTTGTCCTGGTGACATTGCATCTCTTACTTTTTTAGGTAAATATCTATCACCTTTTTTTCCTGATACATTATCCCAATCTTCTCCTGTCCATTGGTCTAAAGAGCGTTGAGATTCTGCTTTGCCACCACTTTTATATTTAGGCATAACTTTTCCACCTTCTTCTTTATAACCACCACCAGCAGATTTATAAGCTTTTGCAAGCATTTGTGCTTTACGCGCACTCCAAACTCCAGCAGGCCCACCTTTTGAACCAGCTTTAATTCTTTGGAATATACGTTTACGCATTCCTGGTTTTGTATAATTACCTGCTTTATTTACCGTACTTTTTTTGCTCATTACTCCTCCCCAGTCCAATCACTCTTAGCAAGCTCTGTTAATATCTCACTATGATTATAAGTAGTTAGTCTATCAAAACAACTTGGAGTATTA